GTTTGGAAAGGTAAAGGATATGGTAAAGAAGGTGATGATTTTATTTCTTACAAAAATGTTGATGGTAAATTAACTAAGGTTGATAAAGATGGTGAAGAAAAACCAGAGAATCCTAAAACAAAAGTAAGTGGAGCTGATGATTTTCAACATGCACCTGATATTAAGAAAAAAGAAGAACCTAAAAAAAGTGATTACGAATCAGTAGTAGTATCTTCTAAACAAAAAGTAAAAGAATTATATGGAGAAGATGGTAAAGGAGAATTACTTCAGAAATCAAAAACTTCTAATGATGCTTTAAAAAATGGATATGTAAAAGGAGCTGATTGGGTAGCACCTGGAAATGCTGGTTCTAACTTTAATGAAAATATATCTAATGAGGGTGCACTTATATTAGAAAAATATCCTGATTTATCGGAAGATGAGTTGGTAAATATTTTATTTGAAAAAACAAAAGATTCAAAATTAGGTAAACAACAGAAAAAAACAACTATTGAGGGTAGTGATAAAGGTAATGTTCCAAGCGAAATACCAACTACTGATAGAGATTTGTATAGGAATTGTATAATAACGGCTCGTTCAGCTAGGTCAAAATATAATAGAGCTAAAAAAGCTAAAGAAGCAGCTTCATCTCAAGTTGGATTTGGTACACAAACTAATACTATGGCATTTGGTGGAACTTCTTCGGATTTAGATAACTTATCAAACGAAATAGATTCAGCTAATAAAGTATTCATACATGATGCTGGTACAAATAAAGTATATGAAATACCAAAAGATGTAATGAAAAAGTGGGTAGCTGGTTCTGGTGGAGGAGAAAATGCATCGGATACTGCGGTACTTACTAAGGATGAAAATGGTAATATCATTTATGATGGATGGAGTGATAAAAAAGGATTATCAGATATTCAAGGAAACTCTACATTAAATGATGACTTTTCTAAAGCAAATGAAAGAGTTGATATATTAACAAAAAGTGGTAAAGTAGATTTTGAAACAGCAAGTCAAGCTAAAACAATTATAGAAAATGCACAATCCGAATCAAATGATATAGAGCAAGGATATAAAAATGCAGTTTATAAAGAAGGACAATACCTAAGTGGATATGAAGAATCTAAAAAAGATGAGTTAGCATCTTTACTTAAATTGCAAGATGAAGGATATAAAAAAGCTGGAACAAAGAACCATGTTGAGAATCTAATGAAAAAAACAGATAGTAAAACTCATAGAGAAGCACTTGATAAATTATTAGAAGGTTCTGTTAATGAAAAATTAACGGCAGATGAAAGAAAAGTATTATTTAGATTAGCTGAATCTGAAAGAGAAAATATAAAATCGAGTGGTAGTGAAATACCAGCTGGTTTAGATACTGGAAAAATACTAAGTGATGCTAGAGATAAAGCATTAGATAGACAAAGAAAAACAGTTGATGAACTGAATCAACTAAAAGGAAGAACATCGAGTGGTAAAGAAAAACCATTAGGTGATTTATTAGGTTTCCAAGAGACAGTTGATTTCTTACACTTAGATAAAATAGAAACTCCTTCAGATGAAAACGATTACAAACAAATCTTAAAAAGAAATACACATTTGGTTATGGGAGGTATTGATGTTCCAGCTGATAATATAAAAGGTTGTTTGGGTGTGGATGACTTAAATGATTATGAAGATAACTTCGAAATTGTAAATGAAGAAAAGATAATAAAAGATAGAAGTGGTTCAATTACAACTGGTAAAGTAGTTTACATATACGCTGTCAACAAAGATGGAGTTCGTAAATTTGTTGGTGAAAAAAGGTATCGTTCTAAAGAAGGAGCTACTGGTAAAACATCAAACACTATTCAATGGTCACCTGAGATGCAAAATTGTTTTGATAAAAAGAAATAGGTAATCTTTTTATATATTATATTTATAGGTGAATAGAAATACTATAGAGAGAGATTATTTATGAAGACCCAGTTATTGTGTACGTTTACCACAAAAGAAAAACTTCAAACAACACTACAGGAAATCAGAGAAAAGTATCACATAGTTTACAACTACATTTATGTGTTACAAAACAAATCTGATTTAGATGAGTTGTTTGTAACTTACAACATTGATACGGCATATAAGCCAGAGAAACCACTGGAAGATACTATTTTGGTTCATAGAAAAAAACAATCTAATACATTGTACACAATAAACGCACTTAATGAATTAGTAAAAGAAGAAAACAATGGTGTATTAGATAAATCATTTACTATCGATTGGGAGAAGTTTAAGAACGCAATCATAGTAACAAATGTTGATGGAACTAAAAAAATCAACACAAGAGTATTCGATGTAATAAAATTTTCTTAATTTTATTTGGATATATCAAATTTTTTTTGTATATTAGTACTAAATTATAAAAAGTTATATGAATAAACAATCTGCGGTGGAGTATTGCGAAGAGAAATACCCACAAACTACAAAAGAATTCCGAGCAATATTAGATGAAATGTATGAAACCTTCTGTAAAAAACAGAGGAACTATGGGCCTGGTAATATATCAGTTGGTACATCTTTGGAAACTGAAGATGATATCAAAGTAGCACTTACAGGTCTTTGGTTTAGGAAGAATGACAAGATTCAAAGATTGTTACAATTAGTGGTAAAAGGACAGCCCGATGAAGTAGGTGAAAACATTCAAGACACTTATGAAGATTTGTCCGTATATGGTGTAATATCACAAATTGTACAAAGGAAAAAATGGGCAAAATAAACGTTACGTTTTTAGAAAAACGTTATATTTATATATACACCGAGTGGAGGAAAGCCACTTAACATTCAACCATAAAATTTAAACATTAATAACTTAAAGGAGTAAATTATGGCAATTAACATTGACGCAATCAGAGGTAGACTGAACAAACTACAAAACACACAAAAGAAATCTGACAATCTATGGAAACCAACACCTGGTAAACATCAAGTCAGAATCGTTCCCTACAAATTCGAAAAAGATAATCCTTTCATCGAATTGTATTTTCACTACAACATTAATAACAAAACTTATCTCTCACCACAATCATTTGGTAGACCTGACCCAATCGTTGAGTTCGCTGATAGATTGAAGAGAATGGGTGATAAGGAAGATTGGAAAGCTGCAAAACAAATGGAGCCGAAGTTAAGAACTTTCGTACCAATCTTAGTAAGAGGACAAGAAGGTGAAGGAATCAAATTTTGGGGATTCGGTAAAACTGTATATCAAGAAATCTTAGGTTACATCGCTGACCCAGATTATGGAGATATCACAGACCCAAAGAGTGGTAGAGATATTACTATCGAATACCAATCAGCTGAAGAAGCAGGAACTTCATATCCTGTAACTACTATTAGAGTTAAACCAAATCAAACACCATTAGCAGAATCTGCCGATGATGTTACTAAGTTTTTAGATGGGCAAACTGAAATCACAGACTTATATTCAGAGTTATCTTACGATGAATTAAAAGGTGTGTTGGAAGGATGGTTAAATCCAACTGCAGAATCTAAAAATGATGATGGTGAATCTTCTGTAGCAGAAGAAACACTTTCTAAAAAACCTACTGAAGAGGTAAATGATTTACCATTTGATGTAGATGAAGATAAGCCAAAAGCAACTAAGAAAACAGATGATGTTGCAGCGGCATTTGATGATTTGTTTAACAACTAATAAACCCCATATATGGCAAAGAAAGATTTAGACTTAGCAGATATCCTAGCTGGCGAGCTGAACAAATCAGCAAAAGACCAGAAGGTAGCATTCTTCTTAGATTCGGATGAAGCCCCAACAAATGTTGAAGGTTGGATTTCGACTGGATGTGCTATGTTGGATGTAGCCATTTCTAATCGCCCGTATGGTGGATTACCAGTTGGTAGAATCACAGAAGTTACTGGTTTGGAACAGAGTGGTAAATCATTACTATCCGCTCACTTACTTGCTGAAACACAAAAGCAAGGTGGTGTAGCAGTATTGATTGATACCGAAACTGCGGTGAGTAGAGAATTTTTAGAAGCAATCGGTGTAGACGTTTCTAAATTACTTTATGTATCGGCAGACTCTGTAGAACAAATCTTTGACTTTACAGAAACTATCATCGAAAAGGTTAGACAAACCTCAAGAGATAAATTAGTTACAATCGTAGTAGATTCAGTAGCAGCAGCTTCAACTAAGAATGAGTTGGCAGCTGATTACAATAAAGATGGATATGCTACAGATAAAGCTATTATTATCTCAAAGGCGATGAGAAAGATTACCAATATGATTGGTAGGCAGAAAATCTCCTTAGTATTTACAAATCAACTTAGACAAAAAATGAACGCTATGTTTGGTGACCCTTGGACTACTTCGGGTGGTAAAGCACTTGCTTTCCATTCCTCTGTAAGATTGAGATTGAAGGGTATGGGTCAAATCAAAATGAAAGTGAATGGATTGGATAAGGTTGTAGGTATGAAAGTGAGATGTCAAGTAATTAAGAACAGAATGGGACCTCCATTGAGAGCAGCAGATTTTGAAATCTACTTCGATAGAGGTATTGATAACTATGGTTCTTGGTTACGAGTTATGAAAGATAACAAACTGGTTAAACAAGCTGGCGCTTGGTACACATACATTGATACTGATACTGGTGAAGAAATCAAATTCCAATCAAAAGATTTTATCGAATTGATGGATGAGA